ACGCTTACACGACCAATCCCCGAATTCACAATGTAAATCAACTGATAATACACTGGATACGGGTTCCGGTTGTGTATGGCGTACTGACCAGGAGACTCTGAGTAAGCGGCGTACATCAGGTCACTGGTGAGCTTGAACTCCCCCCCCCCACAGCAAGGAAATCCCTCAAACTATTCACCTGCCCTTCACCACCGGCGGTGCGCCGAAGCGGTTGCGTAGGTGTTGGAACCTCACCGCTCCCCCCCGACCCACCAGTGTCGGGAGTGGCACCTGGCAAGGCGCCAGATCCACCCCCAACCTCCTATTCAAGCTGAAGGGCGGGGTCGATGGGCCCGGTGAGCACCGGGGTGTAGGACATGTAAATGCGACCTGCTACCGCCGTGCCGGAAGAAGGAAAGAATCCAGGGTCCATGTCCGCGACCCAGGCGATCCGACCAATTGCTCGGTCATTTCGATCGCTTAAGTCCATCAATGGAAAGCTTGAGAGGGAACAGTATTCCATCGCCTTTCCCGTCGGCACCGGCAGAGACTGCTTGTCCCAGACTGCGGCTCGAGATGCTCCGCTTACCGTGGAGATCTGGCCGACGGTCTTGGGGATAAGGTCCTGGAAATCCCTCAGAAACGCTAGATGCATCGTGCCGTTTGTGGCCGTGGACACTCGGGGTTCGAACCAGACCCGGACCCCCGTGAGGTTCCACTTCTGGTAAGATCCCGCTACTCCCCTCAGCCATGGGATGTTTCCGCAATGCAGGGTGAAGACCCCGTCCGGGGACGTCACCTCTGCTATCATGACTTCCTGCCTGGGACCACCATTCGGGGTGGTCTTTCTGGCACTGATGGAAGTTGGTGCACGGACGACCGCACGTGCGGACTTCTTGGCGCGCTGTTGCTGTTGCTTCTTCGCCATTGCGCAGGACAACGGTTGAATTGTATATATAAATTTGAAAAGACAGTTTGAGTGGTGTGTATTGGATCCTGCCACCACAACAGGACTGTACATCAGGGAGAACATTACAAGAACGCATGACCGTGCAGTCTCTTGGCATTCCGGGCGAACCCTTAGCACTGAAGTTTTGCGTCACACCAACACCCGACGACGAGCATTGGCGATCACAGTTTTGGTCATTCTACACTCCCCAACCCAATTGCTGATTTGTTAAACCAGTGGCCTTCTGGTTGACGTTGTTAAACCGGAGTCACCGGAAAATGCCCAAGTGGGCGTCACAGAAGGAGGGTGTGTTCGTGGGTTGGTAAAAACTCCCAATCCTTACGAACTTCCTGGAAATATGGGGTGGTAGCATCGTACTCGGACTCGATTGCTACCTGCTCATCGGGGGTGATGTCAAACGCCCTCCAAAAGGAGTACCTCGCGTCTTGTGAGACGGCGAGGGAGCGCCTGTGCATACCCTTGGACTGCCAGAACAGTCCGCCGATAAGCGTGGGGTCGGTCAGTTTGAGGGGTTTGGCGTCGCGGCCGGCGCGCATGAAAGCACGATAGAATGAATCAAGCACCGGGATACCCCCGGCCAGAGAGGTGCCGGACATGCCGACACACTTGATCCACGACTCGTACTCCTTGGCATTACACCAAGGCTTGAGACTGATGCAGTCCTTCACTATGCAGCTACGAGGGTCCCGGACCATAGTCCAAGACGCCCCATCAAACACTGGTTGTGACTGACAGAACACCACCTTCTCAAGCTCATACACCGGCTCCTCGACCACCATATTGAACCCCATCTCCCTGAACCAGAGATCCAGCCCGGCAGAGAACCTGGCCAGGTGACGCTTGTGACAAATAATGACACAATCGTCTCCGTTGTTAGCCAGTTCGAATGGGACACCGCGCTCAGTACAGTAGGCGATCAACAGACAACACGCAATCAGGCAATTGCCCAATCCCGTGTTCATGTCACCTGAGCACCGCGTCCCTTCAATCTCATACCTAAGCCAGCCATCCGCGCAGCGCCCGACCGCCTTATTCTGGATCTGCCAGGTCAACAACCTGGCGAGCCATTTCCGGTCCTTCGGACTCGTGAGAAGCCCCAAGTAAAACTTGTGTTCCCACTCCAGCGCTTGCCTGGAGACATGCTGATCAAATCGGGAAGCGTCCAACCCAACCGCCACAGCCTGTCCATCTCCCCCCATCTTCTCCCACTTACGGTGAAACTCAGCCCCAACCTGCGATGCATTCATGCCCTTCATCACAGTCTTGGAACCGAGCAACCGCGTCACGCCATTGAGTAGGATTCCCTCGGCAGGTTTAATAACCCGTCCTACTTCAACGTTGTACCTTGGATCACGTGGTGAAATGTTCCTTGGTACCGCCCCTTGCTTGGTTGTACGCTCAGTCTTTGTGAAATTACTGAGCTCACCATCCTTGCGTCTAATACCCCTGACGTACAGGCTTTCGACGGCATTCTGGTATACGCTTCGTTTCTTACCCTCGTACAGGAGAGGAAAATCCTCTCGTTCCAGAGGGCTCAGGCGTGGGCATAACTCCAGAATGCGCTCCTGGATAGCTCCCAAGCGGCTGTCGTAGATGGTTTCCGCATCCGAAGGAGGCGGAGACCAGGTCTCTCTGCAAAGTGGACAGGAC